CCACCGCAGTGCCCTTTTGAGGCCAGGGCAGGCACGAAGTGAAATAGTCGTGCCGCTTCCCACGCTTCAGGAGCACGTAATCCGAGAGCGAATCGGGACCGTCGTCCTTATCGACCACCACCGAGTCGATCAGGTTCTGATCACGGAACCACTCGTTATAGATCAGGTTGTACGCACGGAACGGCAGCGACTGGAAATCGTAGTTCCCGCCAGCCTGCCCGACCGTCGGCAGACCCATGTAATCCCCGAGCGAATTCTCGGCGACCGTCGTCGGCGACATCTTCGGGAGCGTGTAGTCCGTCCCGAGATCACCCGGATCCGTCAGCTCACCGCAGAACTTCTGCCAGTTGTTCCAGACCAAGCGGTTCGGAACGAAGAAGAAGAAGGACTCCAGGAACATGTTGTCCATGATCGGGACCTGGAGCGGAGACAGCATCCGCGTGATCGCCGCCATCCGGCAGTCGAACGTGTCACCGGGCAGGATCTCATCCACGAACACCGGCACGAGATAGCCGGCATCGAACGTGAACTTGTTGCCGTGATTCCGGTTGAACTGCGACCGAGGAATCTGGACGCTTGGGACCTGGCTGAAGGTGTGGCCCATCACCGATGGCATCCTCATGCGGACACCTTGAGGCCCGCTTCCTTCCGGCCAGCAACCTCGAGGGCGGTCATCAGCTGAATCGGCGCCAACTCCGGGATCGTCGCGCCCGTCGTCTGGTCGAACGAACCGACCCGGAAAAGCGAGTAGTCCGACGGATGAAGACCCAACATCGACTCTGGACGAAGCACCTCGTCCGCAAAGGTCCGCATCCCTTCCGCGTTCGATCGAACCGTGAACGGCTTCTCGAACACACCAACCTTGCTGTCGAAGACAGCCAGGATGACCAAAATACCTACGTTCATAGCTCCCGCCTTTGGTAAAGGTTTAACCGCGATTCTGCACACACCTCACGCACTGACAATCGTTCTTCGGTCGCGTTTTCGTGATTGAAATCACGAGCCCGTAGTATCCGAATCTCAGCCGCAAGAACAGGGTCGACTCCCTCGAGCAACTTATCGTAAAAGCGCGGAGGTTTCGCCTCACGGCCTCTCGATACGACCCGATCCAACGGATAAACATCGTCAGCGTACTGCTCGAACCACGTACGACCAACTCCGCGCGACATCGTCGCGTACTCTGGAGCAACGGTACACTCTTCCCCCGTCCTCCGGTTGAAACGACGATACCCCTCGATCGCCGCCTGACCCGACAGCTTCTTGAGGGTATACCGCGCCACATACGCCGCAGACTCGAACGTCACGGCGCCGAACTCCGAATTCCCCAGAGGCCAAAGCCTCTCTAACTCCGCACTGCGAAATGTGTCTGAGCGCCACGGCTCCCTATCCGGGAAATCCACATTGAACAACAACGCGTGATAATGGGGACGCAACCCCTGCTCCCCATACTCCCCACAATGGAAGTAACGAACCGTCCGTCCCGGACGCGCCTTACGCAACCGCTTCGCAAAACGCTGGAACTCCGAAACGTCCAACCCTTGATCGTCTGGCAAATGCTCATCGTCATACGTCAGGGTCACAAACACGTTGTCTTCCCACTGGGAAGCCTCGTGCATACACCGCACGGCCCACTGCCTGCTTCGCTCCAACCGGCAGCCAGTACAACGACCACACGGCAGACGCAACGCCTCGCACTCTCCTCGAGGCTTCTGAAACCGCATCGCACCGCCGACGCGGTAGGCCTGGAGCGGACGAAAACACGGCACCTATCCGGGCAACTGAGAGAGCACGCCCTGAATCGCCGCGATCACCCATCCGGCCCACGCCAGAAACTTCTTGAAGCGGATCACAGCCGGATACCTCCACGCATCGGGCGACCGCCCGACACATTCTTGGGATGCACACGCTGAGCACCCTTCGAAAACACCTTCTTCGAATGGGCTCCGCCCATACCCGACCTACGCATAAACCCTCCGGGAAAGAGTGAGGGACCGCTACCTCGAGCGGTCCAGTCTACCGACTCCAAACACTACCACATACACACCACACACACAACACCCGTCTTACGCCGGGGCCGGGGGCGGCTGCTTCGCAGCGCCCCCTGGTACCCCCTGAACAGAAAAAACAGCAACAGCAAAACCAACTAACGCACAGAAAAGCCAACGCGCACGCACGAATCGCGCACGCGCGCTACAGCAACTGAAGCTATCGACATGGAAAAGGAAAACTGATACTATACTCACGTACGCGCCTTCGGCGCACAAACCAAAAGGAGCAACATGTTGACCTTCCACGAAATCCAACTCGAAATCAACAGAGCGGAAAGCAAACTCATCCGCCAAACCCGCGCCGTCGAGCAGACGCAAAAGCTCATCGCCGGACTGAAAGAACTCCAGGGACGCGGAGAAAAGACCAAATGAACACGGCAGAACGCACCACTCTCCACAACGTCATCGGACTCATCGAGATGGCACAGCATGCCTACTGCCAAGGCAGCTTCGAAGAAATGGAGGACTACTTGAGGCGAGCCTTCCGGCTCCTCACGAAGATCCTCTAAGAACAGAGGGGGGCCGGGATTACCCTGGCCCCCCTCACACTCCCCTCAGATGAACCAAGGAACAACTTGGTGTCATCTGGCACACTTACACCAAGTGAAAACGTGTGCCTACGCCGCCGGCGTCACCGGCGGCTTCCCTTCGTTCGCATCGACCGCGGGCCCCAGCCCGAGCGCCTTGAGCTCGTCATGACGAGCCGGATCCGCGATGGCATCCATGAGCGCCACCGGATCATTGGCGAACTTCTCCCGCACCTTCGCGGGAAGATGAAGGAACCAATCGCGGGTCCGCTCGACCCGCTCCACCGCATCGCGGAAGTCACCGACGTCCGAAACATCACCGAAAATCGGCATCCGACCGGCGACGTGGGAAATCTGCCCCGTCTTCCTGAACCGATCCAGAATGCGGTTGATATCACACGCATCCTTCTCCGACTGAACCGTCCTGGACGGCTCGACCGAACAGTCGACCACCGGCCGACGATCATGCTTGAACGTACCCACGGGCTATCTCCTCTCAGAAATGGACCGCGCCGAATTGATCGGCGCGAGGGGAACCAACGAACGAACGCGATCGGCCCACGAAAGGGCCTGACCTACGCGGCCCTCATACGTCCGGGCAATCGCTCGAGCGGAGGGCAACTCCAACCGGCGCAGCTCCGTGTCGATACCGTAATTCTCACGCTGAGCCCGCAGGAAATTCTGCTGCTCAATCTGCGTCTGGCGCTGCTCGTCATTGAGATCAACCCTCGACATCGACTCCTTGATCTCCTGAGCCTGCGCGCGAGCCTGCTGATAGGCCGAAACGCCAGCACCTACCGCGTTATCCATGTGAGCGGAAGCTCCAACCGGCGAGCTAGCACCGCCCTGGGAGTACATGAGCGCCGGATTCAACCCGGCAGCCTTTGCGTCACCAACCGCACGCTGATAGGCGGTATTCGACATCCGCTCTTGAAACGCCATCTGCTGCCGAGCCAACTGCCGGTTCTCGTAATTCGTCCTCCAGGAACCGGCACCGGTAAGGATCCCCTGCGCCAAACCGACCGCAGAGGACACCCCGCCGTAAGCGAGGGACAACGTGACCGGATCCATCAGAAGTGGTCGATCATGCCCGGGACACCGAAGAGCGGCATCGGACGAGCACACTTGAGCGTGAAATACGTGTCGATCACGAAATGCGGCTCGGTCGTCACCGCAGACACGCGATCCAACGGCGGATCTTCATTGATGAACGTGGAGTTCAGCGTCGGGCGCGTGGAGAACTCCTGCGACAGATGCCAAATATCCAGCGTCCCCGTCGCCGTCGAGCGCAGCTTCCCGCCGATCTTCGAAGGCTTGTACCTGTACTCGCCGTAGCGCTCCTGATAGCCGAAGACCGAGTTGTCGTCGTTCTGCGTCCCGTTCTGGAAAATCTCACGCGAAAGAACAGCCTGCTCGCCAATGTGCGACAGAGCCGGCCAATAGAAATCCTCCCGCGTCGAGCGGAACCACATGCGGTCGGTACCCTGCTGGTACGTCAGGTCAGCGCGAACGCAAATCAGACCGATGACCCAACCGTGCTCGGTGAAGCTCTTGACGAAACCATGACCCGCTGCCCCAGCCTTGACCTGCGCGGCCAGAGAACCGAAAGGGGTCTCGAGGGTCCCGCCAGAGGCCGCCTGATTGTTCTGCTGGATCTCAGAGACCGTGATCATCGACGAGCCACCGCCGAGGTACTCCGGGCGCTGCAGACGCGCGTCCGGCGAAATCACACCGAAGTGGCTGCGGACAATCTCCGTGTAACGGGAACCACCTCGAGCGTCCCGCTCATACAGACGCTGGACCGCGAAGGCCTGGCGCAGCTCGTTGATCGTCGCGCCCGTCGCGTTCGTGAGGTCGGCATACATCGAGTCGCCCGCCGTGCTCGCAGTACCACTCACCACCAACCGATTCGCCGTCAGGTTCGACGCGTCGACCTGGAAATACCCTGCCGTCGCCTGCGTCGAATAAATCCCGAGGCTATCCGTCAACCGCGTCGCATCCGTAGCCACCGGAGCAGACGTACCGAGAGGCAGCGCCACCGCAGTGCCCTTTTGAGGCCAGGGCAGGCACGAAGTGAAATAGTCGTGCCGCTTCCCACGCTTCAGGAGCACGTAATCCGAGAGCGAATCGGGACCGTCGTCCTTATCGACCACCAC